CTGTTGAAGTACTCCATCAGCGCCCGGAACCGGGCCTTGTGCTCTTTGGCGTTGGCGGGCACCTTGAACACGGCCTTGAGGCCATCACCGCTCGGGCTGGTGAACAGCAGGTGGACGTACTGGTCGGCCATCAGCGTCTCTCGAAGTGCTGCCAGCTCGGTGACGTGGTCGAAGTCGGCCACCATGTAGCCGCTGTGGCGCTCGATGCTGCGGTCCTCACGGCGCAGGAAGGTGCCGGAGAAGCAGATGGATGCAAGCTGCTTCTTGAGCTTGTCGCGCTCGGCTTTGGTGGTGATGGTGCGGATACGCTCTATGAGGGGTCGGTTGACGCCGGAGCGGATGCGGTCGATGACCCACGCCATGTCGCGGTCATGCGGTTGGTCTACATCGTTGATGTTGCGGAAGACACTGAACTTGCTCATGGGTTATGGAAAAAGAAATGCCCGCCGCAGTTGCTCGGGCCTGATAGCGGCAGGACACCGAACGCCCACGGCGGGCAGTAGAAAAGAAGTAGCTAATGGAGCCGCTATCTCCAAGGTAGGCTGCAAGTGTAAGACATAAACCTGTACGGTGCAAGAAAAATGTTCCATTCCACTATTCCACTTAGAAAGGACTTTTTTTTGCTCGTTCGAATTCTCGGAAACTGCCCCATGTATATACATAGGGGTGGAGGTCTTTTCCGTGGCAAAGTGGAATGCCTATCCCTCTGTCTCGATGATGTTGGCAAGGAAGCTCTCCGCCCTGCGCTTGGCCTCGGCGGTATCGCTGTTCCAGACGCTGCCAGCCCCGAGGCGCTTGCCGCCTCTGGTGACCTCCCACTGCCCTCCGGCCATGACGTGTATCGCCGCCCATCCTTTGCGCGTCTCCAGCGTCCTCACCTGCCTGCCGCTGGGCAGCACCCTGTAGACGCTCATGCGTTCATGAACCAGTACTCGCATGACCGGCATCGCTCATCCTCGGGCACCTTGTTGAAGACCTCCCCTGACACCACGTTGTCAGCATCGGCTGATGCGTGCATGCACATGACGTTGGACGACCAGTGCGTCTTGAGGGGCGTGTACTTCTTCGTCCCCGACAGATTGATGACGATGGGTCTTCTGTGCTTGAGCAGGTCGGCGGCGCGGGCGAACAGGTCGAGGGCATCTGGCTCGAAGTGGGGACGCCACCCGTCCCATCGCTTCTGGTACTCTTTGGAGCCTGGCTCCGGCGTCCAGACCTTGTCGGTGGGCAGGTGGCAGTCGCTGGGGACGATGATGCTATACATGGCTGTTCCAAGTGTTGTAACGTTTGCGCTGTCGCGTGTCGGCCTGTCGCTCCTTGTGCTTGGGCTTGCCGCCCGTGATCCAGCAGCGCACCTCACGGACGTTGAAGTACTTCGGGTCTGTCATGGTGGGTGGTTAGGCGCGATTGTGAACCCAATAAAGAACATAGTCCCGGAAGCTATACCACATGAACCGGATGTATGCTCGCGGATAGCCAATGTAGTACTCGGCCCGTTTGGTTCCGGTCATGTAGTACGGGCTTTCGTTCACAAAGAACCTATGCGAATAGGCCATTGATGAAAAAAAACCGCGCCTAACAGCAATCTTGCCAACAGCCCCACCATCTTCGGTTGACTGCTTATCGTTGATCGTGTCGTTCATCGTTTCAAATTGAGTTTGTTCAAGTGGGGCCGATGGCAAGCCTGCGGCCCGTTACTTGTAGCGGCGCGGCGAGAGCCACCGTCCGATGCGTCTGTTGATGCGTCGCTCGGCGTCCTGCACTGCGGCGCGGACCATGCCGATCATGATGGGCCAGATCATGGGCGTAGGTGGGGGCGACCATGTGCCGCCCCCGGTTACGTCAGAAGGTGACCGGCGTATCGGTGTTGCCATCGACCGCGTCGAACACGTCGCCACCGCCTGCGCTGTATGGGACATGGTTCACCACCTGGATGGCGTTGAGGTAGAGCAGCGTGCCCTTCTGGGTCTTGCTCTTGGCCCATGGGAACAGGGTGACGGCGATGTTGCACACCGACCCGTTGCCGATGTCCTCACCGCCCCACGGCATCTTGTTGGAGGTCACGATGACCGGAGGCGTCACCGCTGCCTTCTCGCGGCTCACGGTGTTGCGCTTGGCTATCCAGTACTCGGAGCCTTCCTTGTCCTCCTTGGGGTTGATGCCTCGGGCCATGAGGTTGTCGCGGTCCTCATCGGTGACGTACATGCTGACGGACCAGAGGTCGGGCTGGCTCTCGTCGTAGGCCTTGCCGGGTCGGATGACCTTGGCGTACTTCACGCGCACGTTGCGCAGTATCAGTTGTTCGGATTCATTCTTCTTGTCGCTCATTGTATCGGGGTTGTTGATGTGGGGCTGTTGAGCGCCGCCCTCTACGCGCTGTTGCGTTCGATGCGATCGGCCAGCCACTTGGCTTGGTTCGTTTGGCTGTCGGTGTCGGGAAAGTAGTCGACCTTACAGTCGTCGATAATGGCGTGGATACGGGCTACGGCGCGTGGTGATAACTGGTCGCCGTCCGCCGATTGTAGGCGTTGGATGATCGACCACACCATCTCTTCGGTTGCTGTCTCCATTGAAGTACTTGTGTTCAAGGTAGTGTAGGTAGCTGCATGCGTCGAGGGCGCGGTCTTCTTCCATCCAGCGGTCGAAGGCGGCGGATGATTTCGTGAGGCTCATTCGGATGCGTGGTTGAAGGTTGAACGGCTCGAGACATAGCATCGGCGGTAGATCGCCAGGTAGCGCACCCAGATGGCGAAGGACCGTGCGGGGCGCTGTGGGATGGTGGTGGTCATGGCCGGATGGATGGGAAGTTGAAGTGGTCGGGCATGGTCGGGCGCTGGCGGATGCTGCACACGATGCCGTCGACGTCACCGTCGAGGCGGTCGATGGCCTGCGACAGCTCGTTGATTGCGTCCATCACATCGCGGGTGACGTGCTGGAGGTCGGTGTGGGTGCCGAACTGGTCCTCCTCGGTCTTGGCGATTTCGATGGCCTTGGCATAGTCTTCTGCGCTGATGATGTCCGCGAGGAGCATGTGCAGCTTTTCTTTGGTGGTGCTCATTTGGCTTGAAGGTAGCATTCGTTAAGGGTGACGGTGTATCCGGCGTCTTCGATGATCTTGCACAGGATGTCGAGTTCGGTCTCCTCGGTCTCCTGGATGGTCTCTTGGGTGGTGTCGGTGGGTCGGCTGATGGTTAGCTGTGCGGTGAAGTCTACTGGGTATCGTGCGTTGTTGGGCCAAGCGGGGTCGTAGCTCATGTTCGTGGTTGTGTTGGTTGTTCGTGTAGGTAGGTCCGGCCCGCTCCCTTGCAACTTAAGGAACTATGGGGGAGCGGGTCCGGCCTGTGTGCTTAGGCGCCGCATCACAGCGTCCTGTTTGGATATGCCATAATTAGCAGGCTGGTGTGGACATCGTATCCGCAAACCATGTCGCTGACGCCATAGGTGCGAGTTGGATCGTTGCTGTACTTGTCATTGTTCTCGGCAAGGATGGCGCGGGCTTCGGCCTGGTTCTTACGCTTGCCCTTGCTCACCAAAAATCCATCGGCATCAAAAGCGCGGTTGATAAGGCTCACGATTTGGCTGTTGGTGCAGGTGGTTTTCATGGCGTTTTGTTGTTCGTTGATGGGTCAAATGTAGGCCAATAAATGGCCCGCGCAACATCTACCCCTAATTTAGAATCAGTCTAAATAAGACCGCCTCGATGGCACCGGCCACAGCCACGGCCACCCAGCCACCGTCGACCCATGTGTTGGCGCCCACCACGATCATGATGGCGCACGCGGCTTGCACGCCGGTGAAGGTCGTGCCTCCCATCGGCTTCCTCATGGATTGTACCTTGCTTGGAGCAGCGCAGACTCCCGGAGGAACTGCGCTGGTGCGTTGGTGAGGAGTAGGATGGCGTTCAGCTCATCCGGGTGCAGCGAGACCTTGACGATTCGCGTGCGCGGCCCCCTTGGCCCCTTGGGCCTGCCTGGTGTTCGTTTTTTCATGGGCCAAATATAGGCCCATAAATGAGACAGCAAATTAATTCTGCGACTGCCGACCGATGGTCTTGCGTATAGCCTTGATTAGCTCGGAGATGACGTCCTCCTCGTCGTAGGCTGTGCAGAACGGGCAGACGGCGCCCTCGGGCAGCTCGTCACCACAGGTGGGGCAGTGTGTCATGGCAGGCCCTTGTGCCACCGCCGCGTGTCGCGATGGATGACGGCGCCGAAGATGAGCATGGCCGCGACCATCAGGCCCCATGTCCACCACAGCGCCGTGCGGTACCAGTGAGCGACGCCGGGAGGGGGGCACGCCTGCGACACTACCTGCGGCACCTGGGTGGTGACCGCGGCGGTAGCCACGCGAGGCAGCACGCGGTACCAGTAGCGCAGGGCGTGCCCTTGCGTCCAGATCTTCAGCTCGATGAGGCTGTCGGCCACGTTCACCGGCGAGAGCCTGCACAGCTCGCTGCGCATGCGGGCGATGGTGCGCTCGCGCTCCTCCAGCTCATCGCTATTGCGCACCATCATGTCGTTGCAGATGGCGGTGATGCTGTCCATGTCCGCCGCCGTGTAGCCCGTCTGCCCGCTGTCCGTCGCACCGGCCACCACCACGGTCACCGTGTCGACGCGTGCCTCGGTGCGCAGCAGGTCGGGGCACAGCATGATGGCCTTCGCCATGTGCCTGTTGGCCTTCCGGCATCCCCGCTCCGCAGCCTTACGGGGCTGGGAGCAGGCTGCGAGGACCACCAGTAGGAACAGGACTGCGGCCCTCATCAGGCTTTGTGCTTTGGTCGGACGAACACGGGGGCGGACTTGAAGTTGCGCACGCGGCGCATCACCTGCCCGCCGTTGCTCTGGTTGGTCATGCTGGTATTTCCCTCGATGGTCCAGAACATGATGCGCGAAGGCTGGAAGGAATCGAAGATGCCGACGTGGTCGTACCTGCCATCCTTGTTCCAATCGAAGAAGACGATGTCGCCCGGCTGCGGGTCCGTCACCACCATGCCCTTCTTCCTGAAGTACGCAACGGCGGTCTGGCATCCGGCGAACCCCTTGGTGAAGCCGATGTTGCCGAGGGGGACCCCTGCCTTGTCGTACACCCACGACACGAACATGCCGCACCAGGCCACGCCGTCGAGGCCGAACCACTTGCCGTACTTCGTCTTGTTGCTGTTGGTAGGTGTCTCGGAGTAGCCGACCTCCTTGGTTGCGATGGCGACGATGTTGCTCATAGGTCTCCGTGTTGTGCTTTGGTGCGCATCAGCTCTGCGTACTGGTCGTCGCGCAGCTCGCGCTCACGCTTGAGGTCCTCCATCAGCTTGCCGACCATCTCGCCCTGCCTGCTGAAGGCGACGTTGAGCTGGCTGAACTGCCCGCGCAGCTCCGTGAACTCGCCGTGCAGTCTGGCGTGCGCCGTGTTCAACTCGTCGTTCTTGTTCTTGAGGCTGTGCTCCAGTCGCTGGAGTTCCTCGATCATCCTCCGCGCCTTCGCCAGCTCCTCCTTCATGCGCCGCAGCTCCACGGTGCTGGTGGATGTCCACAGGCGGTAGTACAGCAGCAGCGCACAGCCGAGCAGCGCCCACCCTGCCCATCCCCACGGACCTATCAGATACAGGTGGTCGTTCATCGCGCTCTTCATCACATCCTCACTTTAGAGGTCTTGCGACCCGTTTGCACTTCTTGCCTGAGCATTTGTAGCTCCTCCTGCTGCTGCCTGATCATCTGCGTAAGCTCATCGAGCTTCTGCGTGTTGTCGCTCGCTTGGGTCGCCACCATCAGGCGGGCCAGCTTCTCATCGAACGCGCCGGGCAGATCCTCCATCTTGCCGTTCATCGCCACGATGCTCCGCTGCAAGACGCGCTGGTTCTTGTCGAGCTGCTCGAGGCTGGTGAGGATGGGTTGCAGGATGGTGTCCTTTGCGAGCTGCCGCTCGGATGCGAGATAGTCTCGCAGACGCTGGTCGTACTGCATGATGGTGCCGTTGACCACGTTGGTCACGGCCTCGTCGCTGACGGCAGCCAGGTGCTCGGTCTGCTCGCTCAGGTCCTTCTTGGTGACCATGATGCCGAGGCGGTCTTGGAGAAAGCCCGTGCCCCAGAAGAGGTACATTGCGAGCACGATGGCGAGGGCGATGCCGCTGGCGACGCCATAGCCCACGAACCGCTTCAGTGCGCTCGGTATCGCCGCCCAGATGTTCTGCATGATGTCCATCATGGCCTCTGCTCTGGCTTATACTTCGTCGTCTGGGGTTGCCAGAACCACAGGCTCGACCACCATGTCTGCCTGACGCTGGGCTTGCCGGGCGTGGGCTTGGATGATGTGCCGATGTCGTACTTGGGCCGTGCGAAGTGGGTGTTGCTGTCCATCGGGGCAGCGCATGCCACGAGGCTGCATGTGAGCAGCAGCGCCATGATGGATGTCAGCAGCGCCACCAGCGCCATGCGCACCAGCAGCTTCTCGCGGTCACTCATGTGGCTTGCTGAAGGTGATGCCGTCGTAGATGTCGCCGATGGCCCTGTCCTCGTCTTCGTTGGGCACCATCAGGTCGTAGAGACCGGGGTAGACGTAGGTCGGAAGGTCGGCCAGATCAAGGACGATGATGTTGTGGACGATGCCACCACGGATGACGCAGACTCTGTTCATATCGCGAAGACTTCATAGACCAATAGAAAGCCGTTGCCGCCCGCACCCGACGCACCGATAGTGCCACCTGCTCCGTTGCTTTGAGATCCGCCGCCGCCACCGCCAGCAGCACGACCACCCGCTGCGCCATTGCCAGCGACAGCAGATGCGCCCGTGTTGCCAGCACCACCGCCACCGGCTGTGCCCATTCCTATGGTCGATGTGACCAATCCAAGGAACGGGTCAAGATAGATGTCGTTAGCCCCAGCCGTACCGTTGCCACCGTTAGCTATTCCGCCAGCACCACCGGCCGTCAGGCTTCCGTTGTAGTAGCATCCACCGCCTTCGTTTCCATTGCCCACAACGGTAGTGGTTCGTCCGCCACCGCCGCCGCCACCTGCACCAGCCGTAGTGATCATGCCCGCTGTGCCAGTTGTAGCACCCGTCTGCCTTCCAATTCCACCTACGCCTCCGCTGATGCTGGTTCCGCTGGCGATAGGGACGTTGAGCAGCGCGTTGCCACCTGCACCGCCCGCTGTCGAAGTCGCTGTTGTCCCATCAATACCGCCGCTGCCGCCCTTGGCTTCAGCGTGCAGCCCGAAGAGCGTAGCCCCTCCTGTGCCGCCGTCACCTGTTGCAACGCCAGCAGCACCTGCACCGATGGCGTAGGTCTCTGTTGTGAGCAGCGATGCGGCAGGTATCCATCGGCGAACGATGCTACCACCACCACCACCAGCACCACCTGCTATTGCCGTGTTCGACGATATTACGTTGCCAGCACCGCCGCTGCCACCACCACCAGCAGCAAACACCCAGACGCCCTTGAATGATGCCGCTGTCGGCTTGCTCCAGCTACCACCTGTCGTGTACTCGCGCAGCACGTTGGAGGGCGGAGCCACCACCCACGCACCGCTCACCAGCGAGCCGACATCGTTGCCGTTGGTGTCGTGGACGTTGACGGCTGCCGTGGCACCGCAAGGGTCGGCCACCGTGCCATAGGTCGTGCCGTTGATGGCGACCGTCAGGTCTGCACACGGCACTTCATCACCACCGCAGTAGGCACCGATGGTAGCCTGCTCAACCGTGACGCTCGTCGCGCTCCAGTCAGCAAGCCATGGGAAGGTCTGACTTCCCAAGGCAGCATCCACATCGCTACCGGGCTTCACCAGCCTCCACCGCGTGCCGGTGTACTCAAGGTTGTGGCTGCCATCCAGCGTGTAGACCTCGCGGCCGTTGAGCGTGCCGGTGACCAGGTAGGTGCCGGTGACGCTGCCGCCATCTTGCACATAGGCCGCGTCCAGCAGGGTGCCGCAGTCGAAGTTGGTGGTGTCACCGCTCGGCGCATCACCGATGGCGAGGCCATCGAACGTGATGGTGGCATCGGGTGCAATGAGGCTCAGGCTCGCTCCACAGGGGTCGGTCACGCTGCCGCTCTCCAGCTCCATCGCTGCGCTGTTGACCAGCTCATAGGTCAGGTCATCACACGGTGGGCACTCCGGGACCACCCATACGCCACCGACCAACGAGCCGACATTTACTCCACCCTGCGTGACCGTCACGCTGGCGATGCCTCCGCAGGGGTCTGCCACCGTGCCATAGGTCTGTCCATTGACGCGCACCGACAGAGGGTCGCAGTCCTCATCCGTGGGGCACGTCTCCGTCCATCCGCTATCGGCCACGCCAGCACCATCGACGAAGACGTCCACATCCTTCACCAGCCTGTTGGCCGATGCCGGGACAAGGTTGCTGCTCGATGTCTGCTCGTAGATCTTGAGGTTCCAGTTCCCCGGCGGCGACAGCAGCACCTCACCATCCAGCGCCACAGGGCTGGTGGTCTCGGTGAACGTGAGGCTGATGAATGATGCGCTGCTGTTGCCAGCCTGCACGACGCAGTAGGCGTTGCTTCCGCGCTCGATGTCGGTGAAGTGGAGCAGCCAGTAAGAGGGTGACAGCGTCACCCGACCCATCACCACAAGGGTGTTGCTCGCTCCGCGCTCAATTACCATCGCAGCACTCCCCGTATTGGTTCACGTTGCGGTTGCTCTGGTCGGGTGTCCGCACGCCGTATGGGTACTGCCACCGGCTCTTGCGGGTGATGACGCCACCTGGGTACATCTTGTTGACGCGCTCCTCCAGCTCCACGTTGTCGTTGTAGGCTGGGTAGGTCGTCACGTTCTCATCGAGGAACTTGATGAGCCGCTCGTAGCCTGCGTCGGCTGCGCTGCGGGCTTGCGTCACCTGCATGCTGAGGGTCTTGGCATCGACCGACTGGTAGTCGCCGCCGTTTACGCTATGCACGCCGTTGGCCGTCGGCTCGGCATACATGCGCGGCATGCTGTTCTGCACGGTGCGCCATGACAGCGGCCCCTTGATGTAGGCCAGCAGCGCCAGCAGGTCCGGCTCCGTGGCGAGCGTAGGGTCGGCTTGGATGGCCGTATCCAGCTCGTCGTATAGGGTGCGGCCCAGCACCTTCTCCAACTCCTCTTGTGCGAGGCGCATGAAGGGTGCCAGCTTGCGGTCGTCGACGGTCTTGCTCAGGCCGCACAGGGTGCGCACCGTGGCGAGGCTTATGATCTGGGTCTCACAGCAGGCCATCTGTCGGGGTTGTTGTTGGTGCAGGAAGTGACGCGGTCTGCGCAGGGATGATGGTGCCGCGCTCGTCCTCAAGCTCCGGCAGGTCCATATCGGCACGCAGCTCATTGATGGTCATGGTGCGAAGGCGGATGTTCTCCGTCTCGGCATCATCGTCGAACAGCTGCAGCTCGATGATCTCGGCGTTCCACACGTTGATGCCCTCGGCATTCATGAGGCGCACCAGGTCCTTGGTGATCATCTGCTGCTTGGGCTTGACGAAGCCCTCCATGAACTGGTCGGCAGCGGCCTTCATCGCGTTGCCCGCGCTGGTCAGCCCTCCCACCACGTCCATCCGGTACAGCAGGTCGGGCACGCCATAGCCGCGCACCACGACGGCCTCCGCCGCCTCGCGGATGGCATCCAGCTCACCGGCATGGTCGCCACGCTCCAGCACATTCAGCAGCGGCGCATTCTCGTCCTGCGTGCCGAACGTGTGGAAGATGCCGCGACCGTTGGCACCCGTGTAGGCATCCTCGATGTCCTTGTCGTACTGGTCGAGGTCCTTGGTGTCTGCGCTGATGTATGTGTGCAGGTGGACGGTGGGCTTGAAGCCCGTGTCGATCTGGGTCCTGTTGAACACCGGGACCTTGGCCCATACCTCGGCGTCCGGCACCGCTGGCAGCCACCACGGCTCACCGTAGTAGTCGCGGTTTTGTTTGTACGTCTTTGAATAGATGACCGCGCTGGGCACGCGCTCATCCATGCGGAAGGCAGGCAGCTCGATGGGGCGGTAGCGCACCACGGCACCACCACGCGCACCGACCTCCTTCCAGTTGGCGGACCAGTAGTAGTTGTTGACCTTGCCTTCCATCAGCTTGCCGCTGCGCAGGCGCGACACGTCAAGGTGGTCGACGCGGACGACGCCGCCGCCGAAGCCACGGCGCACCACCCAGCTCTTGGTGTTGGCGAGCGCGATGTCGAGCGCCGTCGCATGGAGGAAGTCCTCCTCGGTGGTGTCGGACATCCACTCCTGGAACTTGCGCTGTGCGGCCTCCACCACGTTGCCCTGCTCATCGACGAAGCGGACGCCACGGCCAGCAATGAAGCTCGCCGTCATCTCGATGCATCGCTGCAAGGGCACGCAGTTGTCGGCCAGCGTGCGCATGTTCTCGAGGAACAGGTTGTCGGCGCCGAAATACACCCACGGGTTGCCCGTGTAGCGCTCTTCCACAAGCGGTGCCGAGGTGCCTTCCTTTAGATAGGTGTAGAACTTGGGTACACTCATGGGTTACAAAAAGGGGCGGGCTATTAGACCCGCCCCCGATTTGTCGTTGGTAGGACTACGCCAGCACGATGAGGCCCTTGATGAACACCTTGGGAGCGCACTGCTGGAGCATCGCTACCGTGGAGTCCTTCTGGAGCATCTTGTTGGTCACCTTGATGGTGCCATACTGCGTGGACACGTCGAGCTGCACGGCGTTGCCTGCGAGCTTGTATGCCTTGGGGTTGGGCTTGTCTGCCATCTTAGTGTTGTATTAGGTGGTTACCACATAGCCAGCCAGCGTGGCGAGCGTGTCGGACTCATCCGTGTCCAAGAAGTGCGGGCAGTTCTCGCTCATGTTCTCGGCACGGATGCTGAACATGTTGCCTACCTCAGCCTGATCGGACGAACCGACATGGCTGAACAGCTTTGCTCCGCTGTCCTTACCGATGATCTTGAACACTCCAGCCTTCAGCTCGAGGATAGCCACGATGTCGGGACCGGCGAGCGACTCCATGAAGTTGCGGGCGGTGATGCCGAGGTCGGCCACCTTTCCGCTGAACTCATGGTACCAGCTCTTGGTCTCGGGGTCGTACTCCTCGCGCCAGATGACGCTGTCCTTGTCGAGCTTCAGGGCGAACAGGCCCTGACCAGCCTCGAAGGTGATGGCGTCGTACTGGTTGTCGGTGCCGGTCGTAGACCACGACACGATCTCGTCGAGGTTAGCCAGCCAGATGCGGTTGTGATAGACACCCGCAGCGACCTGGTTACAGTTATTCTCTCCGGCCAAGAAGCCGCCGGTAAGCAGTGAACATGCAGGCATGTGTGTGTGGTGTTGCGGGTTCACCGGCGCAGCCTTAATGGACTGCGCCGGTGGTGCCCTGAGTTATGTTAGGTGGCAGGTCCCCAGTACTTGATGGAGTTCCCGGACAGGTCGCGGAAGCCCACGCCAGCCTTGAAGCGGAACTTCCACCAGATGTTCTCCTCGTACTGGTCGAGGCCCATCACCACGTTGGTGAAGTCGCTCTCGAGGTCCAGCGCCGCGACGAAGTTGCCGCGACGGCTCAGGATGATGGTGCCCGTGCCGGTCAGGAAGTTCTGCGTCACCACAGGCACGCGGGTGCCGGGGAAGTTGATGGAGGCAAAGGTGCCAGCGTTCAAGGTGTCGAGGCCCGGCACCAAGGTGTTGCCACCGTACAGTTTCGTGTAGTTCTGCTGCAAGAACAGGAACTCTTGGGGCGACATCACGATCACCGCGTTGCCGCTGATGACCTCGGCAGCGAAGTCCACATCGGCGATGGCTGCGTTGAGCAGGCTCGTGCAGATGTTGTACACGCCTGCTGCGTCGGTGCCTGCGCTACCACCGCTGGTGGGCGTGCTGGTGCCTACGTTGCTCGTGCCGAACGTGGCAGCATAGATCAGGTCCGTCCAGCCGCTGGTGATGAAGTTGGTGCTGCCGGTCCACATGGCGGAGCCGATAGCCTTGCCAACCTCACCGGCCACGCTCTGCATGATGCCAGCCTCGAAGGCTCCCAGACCGGTGTAGTTCTGACCAAGGGTCAGTCCCTGCGCGGTGTAGTAGTCCTCCAGACCATGCACGCAGATCTGGTCGCGCACCAGTCCCTTGCTCAGGGTGATGCTCGACTGGCTGATGGTGCTGTCGTTGTTGCCGTCGATGTCGGTGAAGCACGCGGCGCCATCGGCGATGGTCACCGAGGTGGAGAGCTTGGGCAGCTTGATGGTGTCGGCCTTCACGCCGGTGATCACCTGCCCATACTGCCGTACGAACGGCAGCACGTCGTTCGACGCCACTGCGTCGAGGTAGAAGTCGAGCCGGGACTCATCGGTCCAGTTGCTCAACCCAGAATACACTAATGCCATTTGAAATGGGTTTTAGGGGTTAGTTCTTGTTGATGCCGATCTTGCGGTCCAGACGCTCAAGCGTCTGTGCCATGCGCTCGGCGTGCGCGTTGGCCGTGGTCATGGCGGGCTTCATGGGAGCACCCGGCACCACCGCTGCGGGCTGTGCGTCGCTCACCACCGGCTGCTCCAGCGGCGTGGCCTTGAGGGCCTCCACCTGCTGCACTGCCTCGGCTGCCTTGGCCTCTGCCTCGGCGACCTTGGCGCTGTCGACCTCGGCCTCGGCGACCTTGGTCTCTGCGGCCTCCACGGCGGCGTTGGCCTCATCGAGCTGCGCACGCAAGGCACGCACCTCGTCGGTCAGGGCTGCGACGATCTCGCCGTACTTGGCGGCGATGTTGACCTTTGCCTTGACGTGTCCGCGCACCGCTGCCTGCACGGCCTCGGTGATGCTCACGGGCACCTCCAGCTCGACGACCTCCTCGGCCTCGGGCTGCTGCTCGTCGACAGGGTCAGCGACAGGCGTCTCCTCCACCACCTCGGGGGTGGGTTCCACCACCTCTGGGGTGGCCTTCATGATGTCTTCCATGGGTTGCATTTTATCGAGGCTGGCTGCCACCTTCAGCGGGTCAAAGACCGCGTCGGCGAAGCCCATGTCCTTTGCTTGTTGGGCGGTGAGGAACGTCTCCGCCTCGAGCATCTTCTTGACCTTCTCCTTGCGCATGCCGGTGCGTGCGCTGAAGATGTCCACCTGGCGCTCGTTGATGCTGGCGAGGACATCCTCGCCCTGCCCCTCCACCACGCTGTACGCGTTGTGGATCATCAGGAAGGCACCCGCCGCCATCTCGGTGCGCCGTGCGCCCGCGCTGATGATGGCAGCACCGGAGGCGGCGATGCCATAGACGCGGACGGTGACGTCCTTGTCGCGCATGTAGTCGTACAGGCCGAGGGAGGCGAACGCGTCGCCACCGCCGCTCATCATGGTGATGATCACCGGCTGGTCCTTGAAGAAGGCCAGCGCACTGATGATGTCCTGAGCGGTGTAGCTGGTGATCTCGCCAAGGATGGCAAGCTCCACGCCCTGCTCAGACTGCTGACATCGGATGTTGGATGGACGCATGACCACAAAGGTCACGCATGGAAACAGGCGTATGGGCCGAACCTTTAGGCCACGGCGCGGCGCACGATGTACTGGACCGTGCTGCGGGCCATGTCGTATCGGTGTGCGATGTCGAACTCCACCTGCCGCGTGCTGGTGAGGCTGTTCCCCACGCGGTCGTAGAACGTCTCGTAGACCACGGCGTTGCGCATCAGCCCATCGTTGAGCGCCCCACACTTGTAGAGGCTGTCGATGACCTGCTCCACGACGGGGCTGTCGCCGTGCTTGGCCTTGAGGATGGCGATGAGTTCTTCGCGGACTTTGCTCATAGTGTGCTTCGCTGTTCGCGCACGGCCACCCTGTTCTGGACGAGCCGGAGGCTCTCGATGGGGAGCACGGGCTGCAAGGTCATGGTGTTGGCCGCTGCGGCGTTCTGTGCCGCTAAGATACTACCGCTGTCGAGCGTTGCCTGCACCATGCCACCGGTGGCGTAGGACCCTCGGCCAGGTGCTGCGCCGGTGTACATCGAGCGCAGGGCGTCGAGGTTACCCACGCCGATGGAGCGGACGACCTCTTGGGGCAGGACGTACTCACCCCGGTGGACCACGCCAGCGGGTTCATACTTGCCGCCGTGTCCGGTGTATCCACCCTCTGCGAAGCCGCTGATGGCCTGCTTGGCGATCAGTGCCGCGTTGACGCCCGCCCGCACCTTGGCGGCTACTGATGCTGCCGTCTTAATGGCTGCTCCGCCATCTGGCAGAAGTGACCATGTGGGGTTTGCCTGATATGCCGACAGCTCCTTTCCCAAGTTGACGAACACCCCTGCAATGGCGACGGCCTTTTCAAGGGCGAAGAACACCTTTGCCGCCTCGCTGCCTTCAGAGGCAAGGTTAGCAAGGCCACCAAAGAATTCCTGTGCTGCCTGAATCTGTATCTGCTGAAGCTCAATCCTCGCATCGGCAATCCTTTGCTCGTTGGCTATCAGCTCATCGCTCTTTTTTGTAGCGTCATCAATCTCGACCTGATCGTACTTGGCGCGGATAGCGGCCTCCTCTGCACGGCGTGCTTCCTCAAGTGACGCCGTGTCCATGTTGAACTGCCCCAGCAATGTCGTGGCCGTCGCATACTGCTCCTCCAGTAATGCTATCTGGGCGTCGGCCTCCTCGCCCGTAGGCAGGCCGGGTATCCCGCCACCGCCGCCAGCGGCCGCATCCTTCGCCGCCTGTATGTCGGCGGCGAGCTTCTCGACGATGGCCTTTTGCTCTGCTGCGGCGTCCTCCGCCAGCGTGACCTCGGTGAAGTACTTGTCGCGGATGGCATTCTCCTCCCGCTGTTGAGCGGT